ATAACTTGTTGTCATATCAACGCTGATGACCAATGTTTAAAAAAAATTAACTCTAAGCATTGATAACACTGACTTTGTAAAAAGTCTTTAAAGGAAGGGTATAAGGTAGAAAAAGTTAAAACTATATGTAACGTCTTTAAAACCTTTATTTTTAGCCTATTTATCAATGATTTGTTTTGAATTTTTAAATTTTTATAAACTTGAAATTTATCAAATAATGCTTATAAATCAACTAATTATTAATAATTTCACCAATTGTATACAAGGGAGACACTCCTAGAGTTGATATATTGAAATTCCTATTTGATAGGGTATGTACAGCCATATACATATCCTAATTTTTTTTTGTTAAATTTTACACAAGGGAGATGTTTAAATGTCACAATTTACACCTTATGGTTACGATAAAATTAGAACATATTTCAAAGATACATTTACTTTTGTAGGTGTAGGTGAAGGAAATACCGAACATAAACGATATAGCGCTGTACCTAGTTCAATTAGCGGTAACATTATATCTTACACATTAACAATTGACAATGTAGATGGTTCATTCACAGGTAAAACATTAAATATTGCTAAAGTTTATGATATTGGTAGCGGTGGAACTAGTGGCGCTGATGCAACATTCACTAATTTTACATTCCAATCTGTTGATGATGTATTAACTTTAACTATTAAAATTGAAATTCCTACAGTTTAGTAGGTGATATTATGATAGGTTTAGGTACTATTGATAGCCCATATATCATTACTCAACCGAGTGACTTTGATTTTCTTAGAGATAACTTAACATCATATTACAAATTAGGTAATGATATTGATTTTCAAGGTGCTTCATTTGCACCAATTGGTTATAACTCTACGGGTAAACAGTGGATGGGTTCATTTGATGGTGATGGTCATACTATTAGTAATGTTTACATACCTATGATGACTCAATCATTAAGGCATGGATTCTTTGGTTTGTCTCAAAATGCCACTATTAAGAATATTAAATTCGTAAACATTACATCTGATTATAATGGTGTCGGAACTAATTTTAACGGTGGCTTGTTGAGTTCTCAATTTATTGGGGAATTAAGCAACATTCATGTTCAAGGTACTTTAAATGTAACAGGTATAGTAGGTCGTGTAGGTGGTTTATTCGGTTCTACTTATGAAACTGTAAACCGTTTAAAGGCTAATAATATTTATTCAGAGGTTACTATTAATGTATCCAATGCAACGCCTTATTCTACTAGTTTAAAATTTATAGGTGGCGTATTCGGTTCGGTAACAAATGATAGCACTAATCCTTCCCCTAATGTATCTAATATTGTTGCAAATAATAAATTAAACTTTATCAATGGTAACATTAATAGTTTTACAGTTGGTCGATTAGTTGCTTATAGGAATTTTATAAATGTTAATTATGATAATACTTACGTTAACATATCTAATTTCAATAATAATTATACTGAACCGTTTCAAATTGTAACAGATACTACCATAAGAGAACCATTAACATTAGATACTAATTATTGGATACAACCTAGTGGAGAAATACCATTATTAAAATCATTTATTGTAGAAGAAGGAAATAGAGTATCTGTAGAAGTTAATATCCAATATGGAATTAATAGAGTAACGTTAGAACTGTCTAAAATAAAATATGATACAAGTTTACCCATTAATTTTAAAACGCCTAGAATCGACTCTAAACGATATTTAAACACTATATCATATATTGAATACTATACTAATACCGTAAATGTTGAATTATCGAATAAACAAGTTAAAAATTACACAATAGATATTCCATACGGTACTAATAAAGTTTATAGCGATAGATTTGTTCAAGTATTTAAGGTAACTAATATTCTTTATGGTAATAACAAAGTATATATTGAGGTTGAATATCCTACTTCAAAAGATATAGGTGCTAATGCAATAGTTTACAGTATATGTAATGGAATTATTGCCCAAGCAATTATTAATAAATCTATATCTAATTCAATGGAAAATCATACTACTACTTATTCAAATTCTAACAATACTGACACCTATACAATAAAAAATCATACTTATATTGAGGTGAAATGATGTTCACTAAGGATACAATTAGGTTAGTTGTCCAATTTAGAGATTTTAATTGTAATGTAGTTCATCCTAAAGATATAACATTAACTATTTATAACATGGATGAAACATTATTAGAAACCATTTCAAGTGGAATAACTTTGGATGGTGATAATTATTATTACGATTATGTTACCAATGATTCAGATTTTATATTTGAATTTAAAGGTGTATATAATGATAAACCGATATTAGCAAGAAAATATCAAAAGGTTAAATTTTATTAAGGGAGATGTTTAGACTATGGAAGAAGTAAATAAAGAAACTGTAGTAATTGAAGAAGGTACAGAAACTATTGTTAATGAAGAAGAAGTAACAGAAGAAGTTGAAAAAGTGCCTACCGTTGAGGAATTAGCGGAAAAACTGAAGCAATTAGAGGATGTTATTTCTGAAAAGGATAAGTTAATCAATGATAAAGATGAAACTTTAAAATCATTAGAAGAACAGGCTAAAATTGCCGAACAATTATCATTTAATATGGTATTGCGTAATGAAGGTTTAGAAGGTTTTGCAGAATTATTTACTACTAATGACCGTACTAAACAAGTTGAAATTCTAAAAAATGCAATTAATGACGTTTTGATTGAAAAGTCATATGTACCTAAAGATAATCAACGACAAGATGAATACACTACTCACATTAAAAAAGGTAATGTTGAGGGTGCAATTAAAAGTAAGTTTGCACAATTCTTTGGTTAAATTCAAGCGTATGTAAATGAGCATATGCTTTTATTTATGTCCTAAATGGACGAATTATACAAAAATAAAAAATAAATGAAATGAGGAATTTATATTATGTTTAAATCTACTAACTTTACACCAGCGGAATCGGTATCACTATCTAAGGAATTAGCATTAATTGGCGTACAATCTACACCTTTAACATCTCTATTACTTTCAAAAGGTAATGTTGAGCAAGCAATGGCAACTGTACATACTTGGATTGAGAAAACTTTAGATAACACTGATGATATTTCAGCGCAAGAAGGTTCTGAAACTACAGTATTCCAAGAATCAGTTCGTCGTGAACTAAACAACATTCTACAAATTTTCAAGAAAGCCGTTTCTATTTCGGGTACTGCTGATGCTATGAAACGTGATACTTTCACACAAGAAGTATCTGACCGTCTATTAGAATTAAAAATTAACTTAGAGAAAACTCTAATTAATGGACTAAAAGATGATGGTTCTACTACAGGCGTTCGTAAAATGAGTGGTTTATTACAATATGCTGATACTGCTAATGCTGTTACGGGTGCTTCTAATTCCATTGGTGATTTAATTAAAGCGTGTATGCAAAAACTATGGGCTAATGATTTACAAGATGGTGAATACTACTTAATGGTTAACGCTAGTCTTAAAGATGCAATTGATGAAACATATAGCGGTCAATATTCATACCAACATAAAGAAACTAACTTTGGTCTAATTGTAGATAGTATTAATACTAACTTTGGTATTGTAAACGTTGTTTTATCTAAACACGTACCTGTTGACAAAGGTTTAATATTCAATGACAAATACGTTGATTTAGTTGCATTACGTGAGGCGAAATTTGAAGCCCTTGCTAAAACAGGTGACTCTACAAAAGGTCAAATTGTAGGAGAATATACTGTAAAAGTTGGTTCACCTAAAGCGGTTGGAGTAATTAATATCGCATAGTAACAATATAACTAGATGCCCGCTCACTTAATTGTGAGTGGGCTTTTATATCTAGTTTAATAGGAGAATGAGAGATGATGAATAAAACAGAATTATTTATTATGAGAAGAAATAAAAAAATAACATTAAAAGAATTAGCAGAACATTTACAATGTTCAATTTCACTAGTATCTCAATATGAAAGAGGTACACGAAACTTAAATTTTGGTAAAGATGAAAAATACAAACAATACATAATTGATAAATGAAAGAGAGATGACATAATGAGTATTTTACATAGTACTTCCTTTTCTCTATGACTAAGTTATGAATTAGCAACAATTTATTAAACTTAGTGTTATGGAGAATAGGAGAATAATAGGTGAAAAGTAAGTAGATGTATTAAAAAAACTCTATTTACTATGAATGATAAACTAAAAGAGATGTTCCCTACTTGGTCAAAAGAAAAACAAGAAGGTTATTACATGCTTGGTACTGACGACTTAGATTCACAAGCAAGTCAAACTATATTAAATCAAGTGTTCGGTTATGAACAAAATATGTATGCTACTAGGGAAGGTTTGTACGTAATTGATAATTCTATAAAGAATCATATTGGTGTAGATTTAGCATTATTACATGGATATAAAACTTATGATAACCACGTTACACTACTAGATAATAACAGTATGGTGAATGAAAATAGTGCTAATATCAATTCAATATTAAAAATTAATGCTAAAAACTACTTTAAAAAGTGTGCTTTTTCAACATTATTACAACTTATGAGCCTATTTGATATACCTTTACCTACTACCGATGAGGGTAAAATGTTCTTATTATCAATTGATTCTAGTCATTTTGGACATTATGACGATAGATTTAAACAATTACATAACAAATACATGGAATTATTAGGTTTTACAGAACTAATTGACATTTGTAACAAGTATTCTAAGCAAGAAATATCTAATATGCGAAAAGGTGAATATCTAACCTTTAACAATGGTAAATTATCATACAATTATATGCATAAAATATGGGCGGAGAAACATTTAGGTTATGAATTATATTTACCTAACGGTAAATTTACAAAGATAGCAGAATTTAAAACACATAGAGTACATCCATCACAAGTTGATGACGTAACTAAAAATAAAAAAGTATTTTCATGTGCATTTACAGGTGAAAAAGCATTATCTTATTCAGAAATTAAAAAAATATATTAAAAATAAGAAAGAGGTTACTAATTATGAATTATACAGACAAAGATTTTTTATATTGCTACGACAAAGAGTTGAGCAACTACTTCAAAAAGCATAATTTACGATACATTGTAAAGGCTAAATCTATTAAGGATGATAAAATATTTACAATGTGGCAAAAAACTGATGAATTATATAATTTAATGAGAAAATATTCATCACATAAACTTGAAATCACTAACGGTTAATGTATATATTTGCCTTAACCGTTCTATTATTATATAATAAATTAGAGTAAAATTTAAAACGTTACTTTTTTACCCTACATAAATCATTATATATATTTATAACTATATTTATGTATAATACGATTAATGTATGGTAAATTCGTAACCTTTTAAAAAATGAGAGAAATAACAAAGGTAAAATATGAGAGGTTTTTAATTATGAAGGGGTTAAGAGAGATGAAAAATGTTAATTTAATTGACAAGTTGAAAGTGGAAAATAAGTATCAGTTTAATGTTGCATTACCTAATGAATTATTTACATTGTTAAATGAGTGGAAAGAGGATGACGAAATTACGTCCACTCATATTCCATTTGTTTATTCATATTTATACTTTATAACGTATATGTATAGATATGGGAAGTATTCTAATTGGTGTCCTAGCGTTGAGGAAATTAAAGAAGTATTAGGAGTTAGTAAAATTAGTAAACATCATAATTATATAATTAAAAAGAATGGTGTATTAGATACTAAAAATTTAACATTAACTACTAATAATTTATCAATTGGCTATACATGGTTTGATGAAAGTGTAAATAATAAAGAAAAATTGGATAGAGTTAAAGTTGAAACTCTTAATGATAGTGGTATTGACATTAAACAATTCAAAGAATTTCACTCAATAACGAATCGTTACACTATTAAGTTACCTAAATTCGCTTACTATAGAGATGTAAATGAATATAATGATAAGCATATTAATTGTGATGGTACATTTTACGAGTCAGAAAACACTACAATGTTAGATATTAGAGTATTTAATTTTTGCATGAGCAAAGATGATTTAGGTTGTACAGCATTCTATTTATATGCATACCTTAAACATAAAAATGATTTATTCGGTGGGTATGATGCTTCACATATTAGATTGGCTAATGAATTAGGCTTGTCAGATGCTACAATTAAGAAGTATCGTGATGCGTTGCGTAGTTATAATATGGTCTATTTAAAGCATAATATGGAGTATTTTAGCCCAACTATGGATAATGATAAGCGTAAAGTATCTACTAATATCACTAATAACTTTGAAATATTCAATTCTGAACCAATGGAATTTAATAAATTTAAACGTGTAAAGGACAAAACTAGTCAATACGATTCTAATTTAGATTATACTGAACAATTTAAAGAAACTAAAGGTATTGATATTGATGAAAATTGTTTACCATTTTAATATTAACTACTAAAGGGAGTCGTATTTCACGATTCTCTTTTTTTAATTGACTATGAGAGGAAGTATCTAGATGAATATATATGATGAATTAAATAAAATATCGTGGAAAAAGAAAGAGTATTTCTTATGGAAACATAATTTACATGTATTTAGAACAGAAGAAATGACAGAGGAAGAAATATGCGATAAATTACAAGTCAAAACGTTGTCTCATATGAAAAAATGGGAAAAAAGTAGCGATTATTTACGACTTGTTAACCTTTATATTGAATCTCAATCGGCTAAAGATTTAGAGGATATATATGAAATTGTTAAAGAAAAGGCATTAACAGGTGATGAAAAAAGTATTAAATTACTTATGGATATTCAGAAACAGGCTAGGACATTTAATCAAACTTATAAAGTAGAAAATAAAGTTAAAGATGATGATGAAAATGAAGCATATAGTAGTTTGGAGTTGTAAGTTATGGCTGAAAATAAACTACAAAAAGTATTAGAATCTTTTCCATTATTCGCAAAGAATTTTCTATATATTACTGATAATAATAACGATATTGTTAAGTTTGAATTGAATGATGCTCAATTAGAAATAGATGAATTAATGAAAACTAATCGTTTTGTTAATATCCTAAAGGCTCGACAAGGTGGAATATCTACATTTGTACTAGGCAAGGCATTATGGAGAGCATTAACTAAACCTAATGAAAATATCCTAATAGTTTCTTATAAATCAGATAGTGCCAAAGCATTGTTTGAAAAGTTGAAAAAGATGAATGATATGTTACCTAGAGATAAATTTAAAGGTGTATTTTCAGAGGTTAAACGTGATAACCGAAATGAATTACTATTTACAAATGGTTCTACTATTAGTTCTGTAGTTGCAGGAAATAAAGATATTGGACGGGGTTCTACATATACTTATATTCATTTATCTGAATTTGCTTTCTATTCTAACCAAGAAAAACAATTATTATCAGTTGAGCAATCACTTGCAAAGGGTTCTGAATCACAATTAACAATAGAATCAACTTCTAACGGTATATCTAACCACCATTATAGAATCAGTATGCAAGGTTTAAAGGGTAAATCTAAGTATGTAGCCTATTTCATTCCATTCTATCACAAATTATACAAGAAACAATTCGCACATGACTATGAGGAAGCAGAAAAGTGGTATAAGGCTGTATATGGTAAACGATTATCTAAGGATGATTGCGACGAAATGGAACTAGCATTACTTGAACAAGGTGCAAACTTAAAACAATTAATGTGGCGTAGATTTAAGATTTCAGATATGGAAAATGAAATGGACTTCCAACAAGAATATCCATCCAATGCATTAGAATCATTCATTTCTACAGGTAATAGTGTATTTGATCAAGCGAAAGTATTAAACAGAATATCTTATACAATTAACGTTTTAGTCAAAAATGACGTTAACTATCTATTAGATGATTCATTACATAAGTACATTGGTAAAGGTTTAGATATATTTTATTTACCTAAGAAGAATAAAAAGTATTATTTTGGTGTGGATACTGCAAGCGGTGGCGGTAATGACTATTCAAGTATTACATGCTTTGATGATGAAGGACAGCAAGTAATGTCATTCTATAACAATAAAGTACCTGTATATGAATTTGCACATATCATTTATACGTTAGGAATGTTCTATAATTATGCTTTTTTAACAGTTGAACGTAATAGTTATGGATTGGCTATCATTGAGCGTTTAAGGAAAGAACGTGGTTATCTTAACATGTATAAAATGAAAAGTTTTGACGTTAAAGGTAAAAAGAAATTACAAATAGGGTACACTACTACAGAAAATTCTAAAGCAATTATGATTTCTGATATGAAAGAACAGTTTGAAAAAGGTTTAGTTAATATTGAATGTAAACATACACTACAACAAATGCAAATGTTCATCGAAATTAACGGTAAATTAGGTAATAAACGTGGTTCTAGTGACTTACATCATGATGATAGTGTCATTTCTACAGCGTTAGCAATACAAGGTATTAAGGCTAATAAGTGGTATGTATAAGGGGTGTCTGATACGACACCTCCTTTGTGGTCACACAGAGTGATTGAGTTTAAATAGGATACGTTTCAACGTCACTTTTTGAGCGCTACATTAAATGTTAAACGTGTGCGTGGGAGACACATGAAAAGTCAATTACCGATGATGGGTGTTTGGGTTATATACAAAGGTTGTAAATAGTTTGGGTACCCTTTACGCATCGTTTACGTATCCCTGCGTCAAATTTGACGGAATGGTATTTATAAATAATTGAAATGGAAGTGATATTGTGAATTTAGAACAGTATATACAAGTCAAATATGGTAATAAAGTTGATTGGTTTATTGATGAAGTTACTACGTTTGAAAATGAACAACGTATATTGGATACTATTGCAATTAGAGAATATTTAAGTGGTAAACATGACATATTGAAACGACCTACATATAAATATAATGGTCAAGAAATTACACCTAGACGTATTGTAATTAATATGGCAAAGACTATTGTTAATTTTAAGACTCAATATTTATTAAAGAATCCTGTCACTTTGATTGGTGATAAAGAATTAGTGGATAGATTAAATAAGGTTAATAAATTAGGTCGTTTTGATGATAAGAATGAAAAGATATTAAGTAGATTATTAAAGTATGGTCAAGTATATGAGTATCTGTATATTAATAATAAAGGTCAAATTGACTCTAAATTGATTAATGCTGATGAAGGTACACCGATATTTAATCGTAATAATGAATTAATAGCATTTATTGAGCATTATGTATTTGATGGTATTAGTTATTGGATAGTTTATACAGAGGATTATGTACAAGAATGGACTAATGAGGGTGGAGAAGTTTATTTAAGTAATACTTATGTTAATGTTACGGGTTTACCAATCGTTTATATGTCAGAGGATGAAACCACTAGTATTCAAGGACGTAGCGATTTAACTGATTATGTTAATATCCTAGACAATATGGAGGATGTTATCAGTAAGTATGTTGATTCTATGTATAAGTTTATGAACCCTATTCCTGTTGCAATTGGTCAACAATTAAAGGATACGTTACCAAGTGAAGTTGTAGGCGGTGGTATTAATTTAGATGATGGCGCAGACTTTAAAATGGTTACTAATGAATTAGACAGTAAATCATTTGAATTAGTCTATAAAACTTTAAATCAAACGTTATTAGATGTTAGTTCAACGCCTGCTGTATCTATGAATAAGACTGATATTAGTAACTTGTCAGAGGTTAGTATTAAGTTATTATTTAGTTTAGCAGATACTAGTGCTGGTGTCTATGAGAATTATTTAATTAACGGTTTCTTTGAAAGGTATTATAAGATTATCAAGTTGTTAAATTTAAGAGGTGCAAATATTACTGATGAACAATTAGTGTCATTAGATTTTAAGTTTATTTATAATACACCTTCTAATAATAAAGAGATATTGGATAATATGAAAACTCAATTTGATATGGGTGCTATTAGTCGTGAAACTATTATAGAGAATTCACCATACATAAAGGATAGTGTATTAGAGTTAAAGAGAATAGACGGTGAAGTTGTACAGGATGATACCAATTAGTTATCCTATAATCGTATTGAGAGTGGATGATGTAAAAGTGTAAAATTACAATACTATATTTAATGGGAATGTTGATATACCAACGTTTAGATGAATAATGAATATACACAATTTTTCACAACCGTTATGTAAAAAAATACACATTCCCATTATTAAGGAGTCTAAACTTTGGAAATTTTAAATTATTTTGAAATAATATTGACAATTTTAGTCACGTTAGGTGGCATCATAGCGATATGTTGGAAATGGTTTAGCAAATTAAACACTACTTTAAATAATCTGAATACTTCTACCCAACTATTAAATAGTCACTTCGATAGATTGGATACAGATATAGACAAATTAAAGTATGATATTTCTAATCATGAGACAAGAATAACAGTATTAGAAAAGATAAAGCATTAATATTCATACTATTGTATTGTTTATACATACTTACTTTTATGCATACTTTAGTAGGTTAAATCACTCTTAAACGTTGATATAACAGTATGTATAAATAATGCATAGTAACATTTAATAGGTAGTTAAAAGAACGTTGATATATCAAGGCTTTGAATATTATTAGGTTTACATAATGTAAATTATGGGAAGTTAAATACGTATTAATTATGCAATAGTGTGTATAAAGAAAGGGGAATAACATGAACAACATACAACGTTTATACATGGAAATAAAAGATATTGAATTAGACGATAATGAGGTATGTATCTATTTAAAAGAAAATGGTATCAATCCATACGACTCTTATGTGCCGACTAACGCTCAACTCAAAAGAAACATCTACTTAACTGCATTACAAATATTAGAATCATTAGCGAATAATCCTACTCTAATGAACAGTATTAAGATTGATGATATGACTGTATCAGCGTTCTATGACAATTTAATGTCACGTATTGACCAATTAGAAAAGAAAATAAGACAAATGAATATTAATGATAATGGTTCGAGTATATTTTTACTCTACAATTGAGGTGATAATGTGAAAAGGTTCAACCAAGAATTATTAAAAAGGGCATTTATGAATGAGACAAAAACGTATATTCTGAATAATTCATATTCTGATAAAGTTAAAATTCAAGGATTAATAACTAATGCACCTATCGCATCTACTTCTAGTTATCACTTTCATTCATTAACTAAGTTTAATCGTGGAGACATATTATTAATTGATGATTATAACTACATGATAACAAGTGACGTTATAGAACCTAGAGTATTCAAATATAAAGGTGTAGCAGAATATTGTAATTATGAACATAGGGTAATTGTTATAGAACGTGTAGTAGTGGGTACTGACAATTTAGGACGACCAATTTATGAGGATAGACCAGTATTAAAGAGGATTGAATATGGAGTGTTAAGATTTAAGGAAGTTTCATTTACTACAGGTGATGCGATAAATGTAATAAGACCACAATATATATTAGAAATGCGTGATACTACAGATAATCGAGATTTATTTAAAGTTAATTTTAAGTTAACAATTGGTAATAGAGACTATTCAATATATCATGTTAATTCAGAGAAGCGGGGAATATTAGAGTTAAGATTATATTAATCATGATACCCCTAACTTAAAAATAAGTCGCCCACCTTACTATATTTCACACGCACATAACTTTATGTTATTTCCTACTATGTCGATATTTGGTATTATTATAGTAAATACATATTAAGGGGCATTTTATGGAAAAAATCAAATGGGTTTTATTAGTTTTAATATTAGTATTATCGGCTTGTAGTGAAGAAGAAGAAGGGCGTAAATCCATAAGTGAATATGATTATAATAGATTATTATATTTCTATCCTAATTTTGAAGAGCAACAATTTATAAATTATAGTATAGATTCTAAAATTCTACTAAGTGAAGATGTAACTTGGTCTGATGTTTTAAAAGGTTATGAATATCAGTTAAAAATTGCAGAAGACTATAATGAAAAATATGCAGAAGTTCAAAATGATTATTATAAAGGTATAATTAAAGGAGAGGAAATTCATGAAGCAAGTATGGCATTATTAGCATTAAGTGGTTTACTCAACTATACAGTGATACTACCTATTGATGCAAGTCCAGAGTTGAAGGATATAGCAGAAAGTATGAATAAAACGTTGCAGGATATGAAGATATATGTATTTAGTAATTATGAATTGGTTTTTGATGATGATGAAAGAGTAAAAGAGATTAATGAATCATATGATTTTTCATATAATGAATTTAGACAAGACTTTGATGAATTGAAGGAAGATTATAAAAGTCAACTTAATAATTTAAGAGAAGTTATAAATGAAAGAGAGTAGAGGGGAAATTTCTCTCATTTTTTATTTGCAATATAATCCAGTACCATCTATAATTAGAAATAACATTCGGTCATAGTTCGAGAACTGTAATTTAAACATGCTATTACACATTCAACTCACTTATGTATTTTATTAGTCGGTCGGGGGTTCGAATCCCTCCTGGGACGTATCATAAAGTTGAATAAACGTAGTAGAATTAAGCATCTTGCTTATAATGTATGATTACAAGTTTCGGTCAATTGACTGAATGTGATTATAAATTATAGGTGAGGTGCTTTTTTCTATGACTAAAAGAAAAGGTATATTTGATGTTAATGTAAATTATATTCCAACTACTAATAAGGAAGTAAAAAGAAATACATTAACGATTGAACAAGCATTAAATACTGTACTAAGACAATTAGAGGTAGAAGGATGCAGAGAAAGAACATTACATGATTACAATACAATTGTTAATTATTATTTAAAACAAGCCAATTCAATCTATTTAGATGATATTACAGAGAATACAATACGCAATTGGTTACTTAGTATGAATGTTAAAAACTCAACTAGATTAACACGTTTAAAATGTTTCAAAGCATTTCTTAGTAGATGTTTCAATAATGGATGGTTTAATACTAAGTTTTGGGTAAATGTAAAAATTAAAGTAGATGAACCTATTAAAGAAGGTGCTACAGATGATGATGTTAATTTATTATTATCCATCTTAGACTTTACCAATTATTTAGATTTAAGAAATGCATGTGCAATACTGTTAATGTATAAGTGTGGTTTAAGGATTGGAACTATTTCAAGAATGAAGGAATCACATATTGACTTTGATAATTTAGAATTAAATTTAGATGGCACTGTAATGAAAAATCATAAAGGTTTAATATTACCAATTGATGAACAAATAGCGTATTTACTAAAAATTCTAATCAATCAAAACAATATAATCCGTAATGAGTATAAAGAATCTAATGATTTACTATTCATAACTATTAAAGGTACTGCTACTAATAATTCTGTTACTGCAAATGCTATCCAAAGACAATTAAGAAAATATTCTATTGAGTATGGGATAAAGAATATTAATCCACATGCATTAAGGAGAGGTTTTGCAAAGAATCTTTATGATAAATCAAATAATATATTACTCGTATCCAAAGCATTAGGACATTCTGATTTAGCCGTAACAACTAAATATTTACATTCTGACTTAAAAACCATTGCAAATGAATTAAAGGATTATTTATAAGGATGTGATAATGATGAAACGTAAATTAGTAACAATGTTAGATGTTAGAAATATAATCGCTATAGGTATATTAGTATTATTCATTACACTATCATTTATGAAAGTATTACAAATTGACTTCATACAGAATATTATATTAACTGTAATTGCATTTTATTTTGCAAAAGATAGTTTTAATAGAGATGACGACACTAAAAATTAAACTTTTTCCCCGCAAATACACCATTTCAACCCTTAAAATGGTTACTCTTTTTTGAGTAAGTAATGCTATAGAAAACAATAACTTGTTGATACTACTACATTCTTACAATCTAATAATGGAAGAAAATTAAAAGTAGTCAATTTTGTAAAAAAAGTTTCGCAACTATACCCTTGAACCCTTGATACGACAATGTTTCTAGATGACTTACAGGAAAGAATATGTTCCGATATAGGAAATTGTTTGTTATTCGTTAATTTTACTGAACATTTTTAATATGCAAAATGCTTGTAAAGCCTATTGTACCGTTGAAAATTGAAATTTGGATGGTGTATAAGGGAAGTGTTTGATTTGCTCATGTTCGATTAACCTTACTCTCACAACTGATTAGA